CGAGATCATCTGTATGATATAGATGATATAAAAGTAACTGAATGTGAGGTAACAAAAAATGACTAAAGTATTTCTTGACGATAAAGAATATGACAGCAAAGATTTTAATGAGACACAGATCAACGATCTTAATATTTTAAATGTTGGTACAAACTCTGTTGCTTTGTTGGATCATATCTTACAATGCGTAAAGGCTATTCAACAAATGAAAACAAATGAGTTGAGAAAGTCTTTGGTTGGTGATGATGATAGTCAGGAAGAGTTAGATCTGTGATGAACATAGTAGATCTAAAAACTATGGGATACTTTGATTCATTAGACTCAGACAAAGATCTTTTGTTGGCGTATGCTACTTGGGTTGAAGATAAGATCTTTACTAAACGTGAGGAACGTCTCGTAGAAAATACACTAGGTCTTGTTGGTGAAGCTGGAGAGGTAGCTGAGAAAGTTAAGAAGCTTATCAGAGACAAGTCCAGGTTCACCAAAGAAGATATTATTAAAGAGCTAGGGGATGTAGTGTTTTACGTCACAGCCTTAGCCAACTACTACGGGTCTGATCTACAAGAAGTAATTGAGGGGAACGTAATTAAGTTAGACGGGCGTGAAGCCAGAGGAACATTAAAAGGAAGCGGAGATAATAGATGAGTAACCTACTACCTACAGACTATCAATCTTTTATACACAAGTCACGTTACGCACGATGGCTTGATGAAGAGGGCAGGCGTGAGACATGGACTGAGACAGTAACACGTTACACTGATAACATAGTAAGGCCAGCTCTTGAGAAGGCTAATTTTACTGTGCCTAAGATGACTAAGTTAATAAAAGAGATAGAGGATTCCATCCTAAGTCTTGGTGCAATGCCTTCTATGAGGGCAATGATGACAGCTGGTCCAGCATTTTTTCGTGACAATACAGCGGGTTATAATTGCTCATACCTACCAGTAGATGATATCAAATCATTCGATGAGGCTATGTTTATCCTCCTCTGTGGTACTGGTGTTGGCTTCAGTGTAGAACGGCAATTCATCAGTCAACTTCCAGATGTGCCAAAGCTCTTTGAGAGCGATACTACAGTAGTCATCAGGGACAGTAAGGAAGGTTGGGCTAAGGGTCTTCGTCAAGTGATTGCACTCCTATACAGTGGTGAGATTCCTAAGTGGGATACTAGCAGAGTTAGACCTGCAGGTGCAAGGTTAAAAACATTCGGTGGTAGGGCATCAGGCCCAGCGCCATTGATTGATCTGTTTAACTTTGTCAGTCATACGTTTAAAGAATCACAAGGCCGTAAGCTATCATCCCTTGAGTGTCACGACATCATGTGTAAGATTGGTGAGGTAGTTGTAGTAGGTGGTGTACGTAGGTCAGCTATGATCAGTCTATCAAATTTATCTGATGATCGTATGCGTCATGCTAAGTCAGGCAATTGGTGGGAGAACAATCCACAACGTGCCTTATCTAATAACTCTGTGTCGTATACTGAGAAGCCAGATGCTGTATCATTCTTACGTGAGTGGCAAGCACTAGTAGAGAGTGGCAGTGGTGAACGTGGTGTCTTCAATCGTGAGGCTTCTAAGAAGCAAGCAGCTAAGAATGGTAGACGAGATGCTGACTATGAGTTCGGTACGAACCCTTGCAGTGAGATCATCTTACGACCAAATCAATTCTGTAATCTTACGGAGATTGTAGTACGTTCTACTGACGACATCCAAAGTCTTTCAGAGAAGGTTCGTATAGCTACCATCCTTGGTACTATCCAATCTACCTACACAAAGTTTCCTTACTTGCGTAAGATATGGCAGAAGAATACAGAAGAAGAACGTTTGTTGGGTGTGTCTTTGACTGGTATCATGGACAACCCTTTAATGACCACAGAAAATGAGGGGTTAGATAAAACTCTTGAGTACCTTAAATCTATATCCATTGCTACTAATGCTAAGTGGGCTAAACTGCTTGATATTCCTGTTGCTACTGCTATCAGTTGTGTCAAACCTAGCGGAACGGTATCGCAGTTGGTTGACTCCGCTAGTGGAATACACGCTCGTCACTCAGCCTATTATATTCGTACTGTTCGTGGTGATAATAAAGACCCACTAACAAAGTTTATGAAAGACCAAGGTGTACCTAGTGAGCCAGATGTAATGAAGCCAGACCAGACTACTGTGTTTAGTTTCCCTCAGAAGTCTCCTGACAACGCAGTGGTTACTGCTGACATGAGTGCGATAGACCAACTTAATATGTGGTTAGCTTATCAGAGATCGTGGTGTGAGCATAAGCCATCAGTGACAATCAACGTCAAGAAAGATGAGTGGTTTGAGGTAGGTGCATTTGTTTACAAACACTTCGATGAGATGTCAGGTGTATCTTTCCTACCATTCCACGAGCATACCTACCAGCAAGCACCTTATCAAGATTGTTCTAAGGAAGATTACATATCCTTATTATCTTTCATGCCTAAGAGTATTGACTGGACATCACTATCAAACTATGAGAAAGAAGATAATACAGCAGGCAGTCAGACACTAGCATGTTCTGGTGATTCCTGTGAAATCGTAGACCTAGTATAAAGGAACTAAACCATGAAGCCAGTACGTAAAAGTTTTAACCGTGCCTTGTATCAAGCTTATGATAAGAAAGCTAAGGACACTTTGGTTAGTCTATTAGAAAGTAAAGGTCACACTATTGTCAACACTGAAGAGAACTACTTTGTAGATGTAGTATCTCAGAAGGATGGCTACACATACTTCAATGAGGCTGAGGTTAAGGTAGCTTGGACAGAGGACTGGCCTGCACATTGGGCAGAGATTCGCATACCTGAACGCAAGCAACGACTACTAGATAAGTATGATGGTACTAATGGTGTGTTAAACTTCTACGTATTCCGTGAAGACTTAAAGCAAGTCTGGCGTATCAAAGATACTCTACTGACTAAAGAAAGCCTAGCTGAGGCTAAGGGTAGGTACATACAGAAAGGTGAGTTGTTCTTTCACATACCCTACACATCAGCTGAGTTGGTAAACACATGAGTGACTTTGATCCAGTAGACAAGCCTGCCCATTATAACATGGGCGGGATAGAGTGCATTGATTATATTAAACAGGTGGTAGGTCTTGATGGTTTCATTTCCTACTGCCACGGTAACATGATTAAGTATCAACATCGTTACCGCTACAAAGATAACCCTATGGAGGACATGAAGAAGGCAGCATGGTACTTAAATAAAATGATTAAGGCTTTAGAAGAAAAAAATAAGTAAGGGTAAACTATGGGCAGACCAACCAAAAGATCCAAGAATAACTTACCGCCTCTTGAAGCAGAGGCAAAAGCTTACGTAAAGAAGAAACGACCACGAGCAAAACCCTTGACCAGTCGCAGGTATCTAGCAGGACAAGCCTTAGCTGGACTACTTGCAAACGGTAAGGGTTCTGCTCGTGTTGAAGATATAAAGAGAGAGGCTTATAACTGGGCAGACATTATGGATGATGACGAAGAAGACTAAGGGGAGTTTAACAACTTTCTTTAGTCTTCAAGAACATCACGGAATACTGTGCTGTCCATATTCTCTAGTATAAATAAAAGGTATTTAAGTTTTTCTGTACCACCAACTTTATTTTTTATATCCTCTATAGTTTCATCACTCTCCATTGATCCACTGTCAATTAATAATTTGAGTGCTCTCTTAATATCTTTTTTTGGTTTTCTTAAAACTTTATTCTCTAGCACAAGTGTTTGATCAGTAACACTACTGCTGCTGTTTAAAACTTCTACGGCTGTACGTTTAGTGCTAGCCATTACTCTTCTAACTGTTTCTTGTCGTATGCTTAAAGGCTCTGTAAAAAAATTTTTGCCATCTAACTTAAACTTTTCCATAGCTTTTACAGAGTTGTAGTTTAGTATGTCACTAACTAATTCATTTAATCTGTATTTGTATTCATCTGTACCACCCCATTGAACAGCTTTAAAAGGTTGTTGTGATATAGAACCTAACAATCTTTCAGATGGGGTTGGATTAGAAGAAGATCTTACACCTCCGAGAGTTCTTCCTGGATCTACAAAAGCAGGGCCACTACTAGTTGGCGATTGTTTTAATTTTATCTCGCCTACTGGAGGAAATATTCCATCCAGATATTTACGAGACATGTTTATTAATTTTTCTGTAGAGGTTCCCTGTTTAATATCATACTGATCAAAGTTTCCCGTAGCAATTTGAACGATCTGATTAATAGGTTCTGCTGGACGAGTAGCACCACTAACTATCTTGCCAAGACCAGCAGATAGTATATCAAAAGATGCTTGTAAAGATTTATCTGTATTCATTTCAGTTAGTGTTGTTACAAAATCTTTTGTGTTGTCATAAAATCTTCCTCCGTCACGGAAGGTGTTACTGACTAACATCTTGCCTAACTCTTCAAATAATTCTGGAGGAACTTCTCCATCTAAAGATTGATGCGCCAATATCTGTGCACTTAATTCTATAATTCCACTAGGAAATTCAAAAGTTACATCAGCTATTGAACCGTCATTCCTTGGTTTTTTATTCCAAGTTATTCCTAGTTTAATTTTTTCTTTTGCATCTTCAAATTGAGAACTTCCATCAGGTCTTGGGCCATATATTAAAC